TTCACCTTTTTCACCTTTTTGACCTGTTGCTCCTTGAGCACCNTGTTGCTCCTTGAGCACCATNTGCTCCTTGAGCACCTNTTTCACCTNTNTNNCCTNTNGTNNCCTGTTGCTCCTTGAGCACCATTTGCTCCTTGAGCACCTTTTTCACCTCTATCACCTGTGGTAACAAAAGAAACTAAAATATCTTCTAAATTAGCAAATGGGTTAGTTACTGAAGATACGGGTGTAATAACATCTATAGTCCACCAACCTGAATTGTTTGTTAAGTTATCTACAGCGAATAATAAAAAAGCATTGGGGTCGTTTAATTTAGAAATTCTAACGTGGCCTAATACCGCAGAAGTCACGTTGGCCATAGTTGTTAAAAATGAATCTATAGATGTCCCATTGTCATCTTCTGAATCAATATATATTTCTGTAGCTGTATTTTGTGTTGTGTTGTCTAATCTTAGAAATCCAGTTCCAGGGTCACCTGATGTTGTTGAAGTTGAGAATGTATAGTCAAAGGAAGCACCACCAAATGAGCCATCTGTTCCTTGTGCTCCTGTTGTACCTATAGCACCTTTTGCACCTTGAGCACCTTGTACTGTACTAGGTTCACCTTTAGATCCTTTTTGACCTTCTAAACCTGTTCCTGTTGCTCCTTGTGCTCCTTGGGTACCTTCTCCTGTTGCTCCTTGAGCACCTTTTTGACCTGTTGCTCCTTGAGCACCATCTGCTCCTTGAGCACCATTTGCTCCTTTTTCACCTTTTTGACCTGTTGCTCCTTGAGCACCATCTGCTCCTTGAGCACCATCTGCTCCTTGTGCTCCTGATATGTCTATCCATTGAGAACCTGTTACTGTAGATGATAATACTTGTCCATCTACCCCGGGGCTTTCATCTGTATCATATATAGATTGGGATACATATAATGATCCACTTACGTTTACATAATCATCTGTATCTACTGATTTTAGTATAGCTTCTGATCCACTAACTACGTTTTCTCTCCAATGCAAGGCCATAGGGTGTTGGTATTATATTTTATTATAAATATGAATTAATGGATTAGACTTAATAAGTATTTATTCTTCTAATTTTTCTAATACAAGGTATATGTTTTGTATTTTTAAAGTAATATTATAAATTTTTTCCATTTCTTCCCCCGTAAAATTAGTTTTTTTAATTATATTTAATAGTAATATACAATCTTCACGGGATAGGGATGGCAGACTCAAACGAGAGTCTGCCTTGCCTATTTCAGTATGTCCTGATTTGAAACCCATTTACTCAAACTGATTATGAGTAAATATAGATATCCTCATTTGCTCCTACAAATATGTTACCTTTTTTATTATATTTAGCTACTACTGCTGCTGGTGTATCTACACCTGCTCCACCTTCTACTATTGCTGATACAAATGCATCTGGTGTGTAAGCTTCTGTACTTGGATCAAATGATCCAGTCATACTCCATCTTGTAGTTGCTGCGTCATAAGCAAATGCTTCACCATTTGCTGGACCTGTTTGTTGTACTACAATACCACCATCTCCAACTGCTGTTGAACCTGATGCCATTCTAATAAATCTATCAGCTACGTCTAAGTTTTGTGTGTTTTGGAAACTTGCTGTACCTGCAACTGTTAAGTTACCCGATATAACTGCGTTTCTAGAAATTAAAGCATCTCTTGTTACAGTTAAATCATTATCAATTGTAATATCTGAAGCTAAACTTACTGCTCCAGTAGATACTGCAAAATCGCCTGAATTAAATGAAGCGATACCTTTGTTGGTTGTTGTAGCATCTTCTCCACTAATTGTAATACTTTGACCTGAAGCTACTGTATCAATACCTTCTCCAGCTAATATACTTAATGCTTGAGTTTTTAAAGCTACTGTACCAGTACCTGAAGAACCTGTAAGTGCTAAAGTTGAAGCGATTCCTGTTAAATCTGAACCATCTCCATTGAATGAACCAGTAAATGAGGTTGCAGATACTGTAGTTAAACCTGCTAATGAAGCTGCTGTAGTACCTAAATCAATTTCAGTTGAACCGATAGTTACACTATCATTTGCTAACATTGCATTAGTAACACCTGATGCTTTTACTCTTAGAGTATCTGTATTGATTTCAATTGAAGAATCATCTACGTTTACTGCTAATGCTGTACCAGCACCACCTGATAAACCTGCTCCTGCTACTGATGTTGCAATTTGAGTTGCTGTAATTCCAGCATCTGCTACTTTAACTCCACCTGCTCCTACAGCTAATGTAGAACCATCTGCTTGTACTGCAAATGTTGCTGCTGCTGCTCCATCGTAAGGACCACCTGTTAAACCATTACCCGATGTTAAATCTGGTAGGTTTGTTGTTCCAATAAATGAACCACTAAATGAACCAGTTACTACTGCTCCAGTTAATGTTAAACCGGCAAGTGTAGTTGCAGTTGTACCTAAATCTACTTCTGTAGATCCTAGTGTTACACTATCGTTTGTTAGTGCACTGTTTGGGATTCCAGATAAGTTAGCTTCAACTACATTAATACCAGTTGCACCTACTGCAATTGTTGTATCAGCTGCTTGAACTACAAGCTCGTTACCTGAAGTTGAAAGACCATTACCATCTAATGCAGATACGTCTACATCTACTGTTACGCCGTTAACTGAGCCATCATAACTAAATGTTTGAATTCCTACCCCGTTTGTTAAAGGATTAGCATTTGATGCTACTACCCCTGTTAAATTACTACCATCTCCTGTAAATGAACCAGTAAAAGAGCCTGTAAGGGCTGCGTCTGTTTGCCCATCTACGAGATAGTTAGCGTCATTGTTTAATGCCGATATCGCGGATCCCGATACGACTACTTTTTTCCATGTTGCCATTGATTTTTTTGTTTTTTTAAGTTACTATTTATTAATTAATTAATTATACATTTATACATATGACAACCTATTTAAATATTATTCTATTCCTATGTAAGCAGATGCTGAAGTAAAGTATAAACCACCTAATACAGCGGTTGGTGTATAAGCATTATCTTGAGCATAGAACTGTATTGTTCCTTCACCGTTTACGTTAAACACTCTTGGATCGTTTGCTGCAGATCCTGATTTTATAAAGAAATTATTAGCTTCATTCCCTACTGGAATTGTAAATTCTGAACTACCTGTTACTGCTAATGAACCTGTAATTTCTGCTGAACCGGTAAATGGGAAACCTGCCCCTGATGATCCTGATGTTAATGTATTCATTATATTACCAGCCATTACTTGACCTGGGGCAAATCCAAAGGCATCTGATATAGCTACATCTGAGGCATTAAACATTGGACCTACTTTATTTTCACTTCCAACTTGATATATAATACATTGTGATGTACTACTAAACCAATTATACCCATCTGGGAAGCCATTCATATCTCCCCCACTTGATGTAATGAACATATTTATTAAACCTCCGGATACACCATTGGGTCTACTCTGAACATCAAACAAACTAAATTGGGCAAATTGTCCTATTCTTTGTGTTGATAAAGCTCCATCTTTTGATACTGGTACAGCTACTGCCCATTGTAAATCGTCTGCTACATATTCTGGATCATTACTACCTGTAACAGAACTTGCATTAATGTCTGTTTGCCCAGAAGGATAAGACATTGAACCTGATTCAATAAATGCTTGTCCTGGTCCCGGATCTACTCTTAGTAAATTTCCTGTTGTAGAAGAGGCAGCAACACCATCTACTTCAATAGTTGCATTTGGGGATGTTCCTGATATTGATGTTATAGTAACTTTTGTACTAAAAGGTCCATTAGAAATTAATTTCATTCCTACCTTTAGTTCAGCTACACCAAAATAGCTAGCCCCATTATCGGCAACATTTGTAATTACATTAGAACTATTAGTAGTATTACCATTTAATCTAATAAATTGGTTGTTTCCTAATGTTTCTGTAAATATAGTACTTATTGTAACACTCCCAAATAATAATTGTTCTGTAGCCATTTATGTAATTTATCTTTATATTTTATTATTATTATAATGTATAACCCTTAATTACCATGGGTGCAAATTCACCTACATTTTGTAAAGTTGCTATATTTTGGTTTGATGCTCTACCATATTTAACTGTTGGTACAATTTGAGTAGTTTCTGGTAGAGAACCACCATCTTTCTGGGCTGCAAATACCATTGAATTTATATTTTGAAATGCTGCTGAAGCAAATCCTGATCCTTCTTCTTCTCCAATTGGGAATGTAATTGCTATATCATCACCTTGTGAATTAGCGAATAAATTTAATGTATTTAATTGTGCACTTGCACTTACATTTGAAGGTGCTGTTATTGTTATTGCTGTAACACTATCTGATCCATTTAACGTTAAACTAGCACTAAAACATGGTATATAAGCACCATCTGTTCCTGAAGTTGTACCTGTGCCAGTTACATTATCGTCTACGACGAATGTAGTTGCTGTTACACTGCTAACTGCTCCATAGGCATTATTATTATCTCCCATTCCTCTTAAGTAAGCAACATCTCCATTAGAAAAACCATGACCATTTGATGTTACTGTAATTGAAGTTCCGGATCTAGCCCATGATACACCTCCCATATAGTTTCCTGTAGACATTAAATCAAGTTCTACATTACCTGCTGAACTAAATACGTTATATCTTACTTGGTTATTATATGCTACACCTGAACCACCACCTGAACCATCGGCACCTTTTTCGCCTGTTCCAGTTGTACCTTGTACTCCTTTATCTCCGAATTCACCTTTTTCTCCAGTTTCACCTTGTGTTCCAGTTTCTCCTTTTTCTCCAGTTTCTCCTTTTTCTCCAGTTTCACCTTGAGTACCAGTTTCACCTTTTTCTCCACCTACACCTTGTTGGCCTTTTTCTCCTGATCCTATTTCACCTTGTAATCCTTTTTCTCCAAATTCACCTTTCTCACCAGTTTCACCTTGTGTTCCAGTTTCTCCTTTTTCTCCACCTTCACCTTTTTCACCAGCTCCAGTTTGGCCTTTTTCACCATCTGTTCCTTGAGTACCAAATTCACCTTTTTCACCGAATTCACCTTTTTCACCAATAGTACCTTGTGTTCCAGTTTCTCCTTTTTCTCCACCTACACCTTGTTGGCCTTTTTCTCCTTTTTCTCCTTGTGTTCCTGTACCTATTTCACCTTGGGCTCCTTTATCACCTACTCCAGATTCACCTTTTTCACCAGCTCCAGTTTCACCTTGTGTCCCAGATTCACCTTTATCACCTACTGTCCCAATTGAACCTTGTGTTCCAGTTTCTCCTTTTTCTCCTATTTGGCCTTTTTCACCATCGGTTCCTTGTGTTCCTATTTCACCTTTATCACCAGTTGTTCCTTGTCCACCTAGTTCACCTTTTTCACCTAATTCACCTTTATCACCAATAGTACCTAAAGCACCTTGAGCACCTTTTTCACCATTTTGTCCTGTTGCACCTTTTTCACCTTTATCACCAAACCCAGTTGAACCTTGAGCACCTTCTGCACCTTTATCTCCTGATAATCCACTACTACTTCCTGAGTATAGTAAACCATCTGGATCAATTAATACAATACCGTATGCTGTATCGGTTTTATTTTCTTCTACTTGTTTGAATGTTACAGATCCTGTTGTAAACAGAGAACCTGTAAGTGTTAAGGATCCTGATAGTTTTATATCATAAGCTTCAGCTCCTGTAAAGGCATCTACAGATTGTGAGACTTGTAGTGCTTCAATTGTTTGCCCGGTTTGTATTCCGTTATTGGATAAAGTATTTGCCATTGGTATTAAGGTTTAATATTTTGTTATAAATATATAAAGTTTTATTGTCTGTCAATATTTACTAAAATTGTTGTGTCAGTAGTTCTAGAGGTTGGAAGCGGTTGTGCTAATTTACCAATAGCTACTAAATCATTATTATTGTTATATAACCCTACTGTAGTAACATATGGAGAAAAATATGATCCTGTTACATAAGGATATACAGACCCATCATTACTTGACCCAGTTATTGTTGTAGGATTTAATGTATAATTAAATTCACTTTCCCCTAACGTACATTTGTATTGTGTCTCATAAATAGAAAAAGAAGATGAGAAAGACATAGTTATATTAACAGTATCTACAAAATTTTCAACATCGTTGTTTCCCACAGTTCTTCCACCATAAAACCCAGCACCATATTCTGAATCTCCATACTCAGAAAAGTTTCCTGTCCCTGTTTTTCTATCACCTCCAGTAAATATTACCATACCATGTTCGTATATGACGTTACCTACTACTATTGTTTTATAACTGGTTGGGACATTCATTTGGAGTCTACCTTCACCATCATCAAAATAACTCCCACTATCAGTAGTAATTTTTAAGGAATTTGGTTGAATATAATCACCGAACATTGCTTTAGGTACAGAAAGTACTCCAATAAAGGGTTCGTATACTACTAAACCATAATTACTTTCACCATATCTAGATTCACCATAGTTACCCCCATTACTAGTATAAGTAGTATAAGAACTAGTAGGCCAGTATTTTTCTGGTGATAAGTCTGTTTGTTCGTAATTATTAAAGGCGTTTGATGCTATTCTACCTGTAGTAGTACCATCAATGTTTATAGATTGTGTGTTAGCTATTTGTACTTCTCCATTACTACTAGAGATGTAATTAGCATAATATAATTGTTGGGCCGAATAGTATACATTAGATTCGGTTATTTCTGTTACATATCCTGTTACAGTGCTAGAAAATTTATTTCCTAAAAAACGATCAATACCCACATCAGATGCAGTCAGGGCGTTTCCTTCAAAAGTAAAGCCCTTAGTTATCTCTAATGGTGAGATAATTATATCTTGTGAGTTTAATGTTTTGTACGCCGCCATTCATTTTTAGAAATCTAGTTTAACTCTAATTAAAGATTCTTTTGTAAAATCTTTGTTAAGAGGTTTTGATAATTTTGCTACTGCTAATAGTTCATTACTATCATTATACATACCTACTGTTGTAATATATGTTTGTGGGTTGTTGATAAAATAATCATAAATAACTTCACCAGTTGATCCTGAAATATATGAAGGGTTTTCTGAATAGTTAAATTCACTGTTTCTAGTTCTAACAAATATAAAATCTGAAGTAATTGTTTCCTCAGAATTTAATCCAAATTGTGATCCAGTTAGAAAAGCTTGAAATATCCTTGCTGGGTTATTACCAGGTGTGTTTGAATCTGTATCAGTGTTTAAGTTTATTCCCTCGTTACTATTTAAATCTAAAGCGTCACCATTTAGAAGAATTGTTCCAATATCTGGTAAGAATAAACCATATGAACCATTTGCTGCGGTATATCCATTTCCTCCTGAACCTGAATTATAAGCATACCCATTTGAACCACTAATTACCTCATATGCTCTGGTTGTACCATAATATGTAGGTATAGATACCATGTTTGAGTTATCAGTTAACTGTAGAGTATTTGTTACTGATGGGTTACCAACACGCCCACCTAATACTAGATTCATAGAACCTGGGAATAGTGATTGTTTGTATCTTGCTCTTTCTATACTTAAAGCATAAATTGAACTTCCAGTAACTCCCCCAAATACGAATGAAGAATTTTCATCTTCTAATACTAATGTTCTATATTGACCATAAATTGTTGAAGCTGGTGAAACACCAGGGGCAACATTTTCATTATAAGCTAAAGAACCACCTCCAAGTGCATTACCATAGGCTATTTCAAATTGAGCTTGTGAATTTGAACCCGTTGGGTTTTCGTTAAATACCGTTGTATAATAAACCCCTGATGCACCATTTACCTGGTTTGATTGGGTAAAGTATGTAGTTAAAGTAGGTGCATTATTTGTCCAACAGGTTGAAGTTTGTGCTTGTGCACTTACTACAAAATCATCTGCTTCTAATCGTTTAAATCCCATGTTTTATATATTATGTTGTTGATTTAGTTATTGTAATTGGAACTGTTATTCTTGCTCCACTATCTAATCCTACTACAGTTAATGTACTAACTAAAGTTGAATTAGACCCGAACAATGTATTTACAGTTGTAGCTCTTAATGAGACTTGTGTACCTGTAATTGTTGAGGAAACATTTGTACCAATAGTTGTTGTAGAATTGATATTAGCATTTGTAGCGGCCGCTGTATTGATACCCGTTGCTTCAAATGTATTTAATAATCTAATATCTGCAATAGTTACACTGTAACCCGCAGTTTCAAACACTTGGTCATTGCCTAAGTAATTTAAAGTTTGAGGGGTAATAGCTAAAGTAGCACCTTGTTGTAAGGTAATTGCACTATACCCTATATTTAATACTGGGAGTTTTGAAGTACCTCTTGGTAATGTTGTTAATTTATACTTCATTATTTGTGATTCAAGAGGAAATGCTTCTAATAGAGGCATTCCATCTATAGCTTCACCATAGAATGCAGAACCAGAGGCGTGTGTTGGATTATAAAGTGTATAATCTATTTCATCATCTGCTAATGCAAATTGTGTAATTCTAAAAGAACCATCGTTAGCTGCTAACAATTCTCTACCTTTTGTTGTTAAGATAGCATCAACTGTTATTACTGAATTGTTTAAATATCCCATTTGTGTTTATTATTATATGTTATAAATATGTTACTCTATTAGTTTTTTATCCCTTAGGTCACGAAGTACTTCATCCGGTGAAATTTCCAATTTAGCTATTGGATATTCTGGGGATAAGAAACCTGAAGGTGTATTATCTTGTTTTCTTAATGGTGGTGTGTATGATATATAACTACCTGAAGCATTTTCAGTATATGATTGAGATGCTGGGAATGTTGATGTCCATTCTTGTTCAGTATCTGTACTACCTGTGTTTATTACTTCGGTGTTTTTAGAATCTACCCATTTAGTTAATTGTGGTAATGAACCATAAGGGAATAAATCATTTACTACAACTGTGTTAGGAGAATATACATTTCTTCTTATTAAGAAAAATTGAATATTAACACCATTAGAAATATCTCGGTCAAGTATTATTTTTAATTTATTTATCCCAGTTTCAGCAAGGTTTCTAGATGGAGATATTACCTCAATTATTTTATATGTTTGACCTTCAGTATTTACAAAACGAATTTCGTCATTAGGGTCTACTCTCCATTCTAAATTTGGACGAGGCCAAGCTGTATCTGTTGGTTCTTCCCCACCAGGAAATGCTGTACTAGGACCTGGTTTATAAGGCAAGTATCCTATATAATAACTATCATTGTATGATATATTACCATTTTCATCTTTTAATAATAATGTGTTTTTTACAGGTTGTAATGTTGCGTTACCTCTTGTAAAATTCATACTTAGACTAGCCTCGTCTTCTATTTGATTTAAGAAAACATTTTGTGTATTATCTACCGGGATACTATAATATTTCGTTATACCACTACCTAAAAGTTGTATACTTCCATTGATAGAACCCGTAAAGAACTGTGCGTTATTTGTTGGGTTTGCTATTTGAATAAATCCTTTATTACCAGCACTAAGGGTATTAATTTGATTTACATCAGATGTTATAGATTCACCTAATGATGATGAAAATGCTACAAATATATTTCCAACACTACTATAATTAGTACTATCAAAAGAGAAATTAGGTAGTTGTTGTTCTACATCATTAAAATTACCATTAAAGGGTGGGTTTGATGTTGCTGTTGAGCTTGTAAAAGCATATGAGTAATCGTTTGATGAAAAAGATTGAGAAAATTCCCAATAAGGTCCGTTTATAGCATTATCCTCTGTATTATCTTCTGCTGAAGGGGAGGTTATAGCCATATTAACAAAAGGACCTTTAACTGGAACTTGGAGTTTTATTGGTGTTGCATTACCTCCTCCACTTAATCCCTCCCCTTTTACTGGTATTCTATCTGGGTTGAAATAATTTTTTCTACCATCACTATTAATTACACTTTGATTTTGAACTAAAGACGTTGGTTCTGCTTTCCATCTATATCTTTTCCCTGTCTCTATGGCGCAGTCAGATTCTGCTTGAAAATTCCATTCTACATAGGCTACTTGAGAAAGAGGTTTACCCGCACTTGTAATTGCATTTTGAATAAGTGGCCAAAATATACCAGTTTTCCATCCTTTATTTACTCCCCACCCAAAAAAGCTTTCATCTGATGATATTGCTGATACATTTAGTACTAAAGGTTGTCCTGTTATACTAACTTCGTTTGTTGAAGTTATTTGACCAAAGTATATACTTAAAGTTGGTGGTGTTGTAAATTTAAATTTTCTCCTTGACCATCCAGTATTAGAATCACTTGAATTATTATTGGCTTGGCTTGTTACTTGAAAAGAAAGTTTAATCTCACCTACTCTATTACTACCATATCGAGATGAAGTACCACTCCAATTACTCCAAGATGAGCCTTGTCCCACCCTTGTTCTAAATTTATTAGGGAGAGTTTGTGTTTGTTTATAATTTAATGTAACTTTATAATCATCTGAAAGTGCAGTATTTCCTGCAGCACTAGCACTAGCTACTGGATCTAAAGTAAAAAATATTTCTCCTGGGGCACCATAATATGGATTAGTAGTTGCAGTATTATTGTAGTCTGGGGTTGAAGGATCTGCACCTGGTTCTATAAACCATTCTGAACCTGTCCATTGTGCAGGTGACAATGGAAAAACATCCCCTGTTGCTGCTGTTGGATCACCATTTATAATAATAGAAGGTGGAACCGCCCCTTCAACTAAAACCCCATCATATTCTCTTACAAATTGTCCAAATCTATTAAGAAATGTTGCTTGTAACCTAGAGGTATCTAACGGTTTGTCAGCACCAGAACCTGTAATACCAGCAAATAAGTTAAGATATGATGGATTTTGTTGGTTTACTTTATTTACATCAAAAACACTACCTTGGAGTCTCATTGAATATTGCATAAACTCTTGTTCAAAGCTACTAACAAAATTAGGATTTCCCTCTAATGGGATAGAATCCGCATAACCATTAGATGATGTTTGAGAATATAATATTGGTAGTGGTTGTTTTGCCACTAAAGAGGTTGTCTTAAACCCATTTAATTGGTCATATTGTGATGAACCTGATATTTGTGATATTGATACGTTTCCTAAACCTCCTTCATCCCATACTCCTTCTACATCAAGTGCAGTATAAGGGGATAATAAGGGATTTAATGCATCTCCTTGACCATTAATTAAATATTTAAGGTTAAATTGAGTATTATTATTTAATACTGGGTATGGATCTATAATTTGATCACAATAAGCAATATATGCTCTTTTATAATCAATTACAGGCACCTTACCATAACCACCTTGTAAACCATCAATAGTATTTATACCATTAGCCGATGTTCTACTACCTAAGTATCTATTTTGTGTCCACCCAAATGATGAATAATTAGATTCAGGTACTGAAGATTTTTCAGCTGAACCACTAAGTATGTTTTGAAAGTTAACTGGGTTAGTTATGTTAGCAGAATAATCTATTTCTTGTATTTGACCATTTGTTCTGTATGCAAATGTATTATTTAATAAAGGCTGACAATCTGGTGTATTACTAAACCCTAATGTACCTTCAAATGCGTTTTCAATGAATGTAGGTACTCTACCATCTCCCTCTCTACTAGCTGTAGGTGTATTAAATTCTAATTTATATTCACTAACAATAAGTGAATTGTCTATTTCAGATAGGGGTTGTGATGAAGTAACAGCTAAAGATAATGATAAACAATCCTTTATTTGAATTGATTCAGATGGTATTAAGTAACTCATAGTAACAGCTAAACCATTAACATGAATATTTTCATCTAAAAATAATGATTCAGTTACAAAGTCTGATGTTATGTTAGGTACACTATTTGGATAACTACCTGTGTATATTCTCATAGAAGCAGTAGGCCAAGTTGGTCCATCACCTTCTTCACCTTCACCATATATGTCAGTTCCATAATCCGCTGTTCCATATTTTGCACCATCATCACTACCTGTCCATGCGTTTAAAAACATTGAAGCTGTTACTTGAACATCATTTTGTGGAAGTTGATTAAAAATATATAAACCATCTAAAGATTGAGTAAGAGAAGATGAATAGTTAATATATACATCATTTACTCTAGTAGAAAATATACCTGCGGGGTCAGCGAATGGGGTTTGTTGGCTTCTTGCTCTTGCATTAAACGCAGTAACAACGAGGTCAAAGTTTGATGGAGAATTTCCACCTAAATTAGTAGTTACAGTACCAGGGACTGCAACAAATATTGCTTCTTGGTTTGGTTGTAAATCAAAATACTCTCCTGTATTTTGAGACCCAGTATATGTAAGAGTAACATTGGAAATGGCATTATTTGATAATGATGCTTTATATCCTACATAATATCCATATTCAGCGTACAACCCAAATTGTGTTGAACCTGAAGAGGCGGCACTTGTATTATCTAAATCCTGAAATACACTACTTGTATAAGTAAAATCTCCATTTGGTAACGTAATGCCTGGGAATTGTGTAGGTAATACATTAGCACTAAAATATTGGCCCTGTCTAAGTGTACCTTGCATTTCAGCTCCCTCAAACTGTATATCTATTGATTCATTGTTTGTAAACATATTAAACCCAGAAGATGTACTATTAAAATTTCCTTTTAATTCATAAAATTGACCACCTGTAGCAGTTATATTAATTGTTTGTAGTGTTAGTACTAAATCTCCAGTTGCTTGAGATAGCCCTTTACTTATTAAAGTAGCAGCTGTTATTGTTATAGTATCCCCGCTAGAATATAACCCATTTTGTCCTATTTGATTACCCGCTCTGGCTCTATAAACATAATAACCAATATTCCCTAATAGAGGATTTCCTATCCTATACTTGAGATAAATAATTGCTCCTGTTCCATTACCACTAGTAGTATAATCTGAAGATTGAAGGATTATTTCATCGTTGGGTAAATTTGGGTCTGTTGATTTGAGTAAATATGTTGATGGTGCAAAATCAATAAGTCCTGAATTATTAAAGATGGAAGATGCTACTATATTACCTGTTCTTATTAAATTTACTTGATCTAAATTAAATAGGAAAAAGTTAGTAGTTAAAGAATTAGAACGAACCCTAGCTGTACCTATCAGTTTACCATCTTGAATTTCAGAAAGGTTTTGTAGTTTTTCTAAAAAGGGAGTTGGAACAAATGCGGCATTTGTAGCACCCATAGACATAGTTGTTACTGATGTCGCTGTAAGAGAGTTAAATTTTATGTCATCACTTGATACTGGTGGTGATATTGTTGTATCTGTATCTGTGTTAAAATCTTGTGGAAATAACGAAGATGTTGTATTTTCTTGATATAAATATACTGTAGAACCATAAGAGTTATTACCACCTTGACTATACCTAGTCATTATATAAGGGTGAATTAATCTACCCTCATTAAATACTTGAAATGAACCACTAAAAGCTTGTGTTGTTAATAGACCATTTGGTGGGGGGTATGTACCTGATTCATTTTGGGTGTTAATATAATTCCCGTTTAGATTTAATTCTTGTGCTATTGCTCCTAAACCAGCAAAAGATACACTGAAAGTATTTGTATTGGAATCAGTTAAACTTGTACCTGGGGCGTTTAAAACATATGAACCATAATAATCTAGACCTACTGGTAGCCAAGGTTCAACTGGTAGTCCAGAACCTGTTTCTGTTAATATGTAAGCTTTATATGGTCTATGTAAATAAGGGTTATATCTAAATGCATTAGCATCTTGTACTCCTATAGGTTCTTTACCTCTATATACCCACAATTCTTGATTAGATTCTATTGGGATTGTAAATGAACCCGCACTAAGTGAATTAGCAGACGGTACAATATAAGAAACGCTTGTACCTAAAGAAGATATCTTTGCAGTATATTCCGGATCAAAATCAGGATTAGGAGATTTACTAGACGTTAGTAAAGCATTCATATCCGCTTTATTATCCGAACCCGATACTAATATTTGATTTGTGTCTTCTTTAAAGTAATATTTAATTTGATCCGGCATTGCTAATATTTAGTTATAAATAATATAATATTTTATTTTCTGTACTCCAAGTGGTTTTACATTTTTTAAAGAATTCCCTGATTACCAGAACCAGTATCATCCCATACATCTTGATCTATATAAACTCTTAAATTATTGTTAATGTTACCCTGATTTGTGAATTTTAAATTTCCTGATCTTTCTGTACTATTGTAAGAACTTCCATAACCCCCAATGTCTATATCTAAATAAACAGTTAATGTTCCTTGTCCACTATTAATAACTGTGTATCCTGTTGGTGTAGTATAACATCTAAACCAGTTGTTACCATCATTAAATGTGGTTGATATCGTCCAGTTTATTGTTGATAAACTTGTAGTTACCGTAATTGGATACCTACTAGTTGGGAAATTTGGTACTGAAGATAAATTGTTAGGGGAATTAACAGTAATAAAAGGAAGAGGTGGTTGAGTAAGTGTTCCAATTATCACTGTAGGTGAGTATATTGGTGCCTGATCATCAAACATATTTAAGGTAAGACCTATTTCAACAGAAGAAGCAGTTATTGAACCTGTATATAACTGCAAATCAGTTTGTCCTAAGTCTCCTACTAATGATGAATTATCTAATACTTGTGTTAATGATTCTTGTGCATTCATAAACCAAGGCACAGTACTTTTAGCATTTACTGCTCCAGCTGTAAGCCCTGTTTCTTCATCGGCATCAAATTCTCTTGAACCAGTATTGAAATTACCTAAAAGGTCAGTATTAAAACCAGTACCTGATGATACTCTATATATATCTCCATCATCATCAGCCTGTAAGTAACTTGCATCATCCCATCCTCTAAAGAAAGATTCTGTTGGAAAACCAGGTGATCTATCAGTTGGTGGGAAATATCCCTGTGCTATAGATTCACTAAGATTAATATTTGGAGTAACTGTTGGGTCAACTCCAGAAGATGTTGCATAATAATTAAATACACCACTAGCACTAAATGTTAAATCAACAAATTGAGAATCAAATGATGATACAGCATCTGATGAAGGTGGTTCATTTATTATAAGTAATGTTGCATCTTCAGTAGCAGGAATGTTATCATTTTGTATTGAAGCATTTGATATATACCATGTTTGGTACCCTTCAATTAATGTATTATTAAAATCAGAAGCCCCCGTTAAATTTAAAATTAAATATTCACTATCTTGTATAAATGGAAGTATTGTAACACCATTAATATCACTATTAGAGATTTTAATGTATTTTACTTTATTAGTTGGAACAGGGTCTAATATTTGAGTAGGTAGGTTAAGTGTTAAGTCATTTTCTGATAATCCAAAAGTAAACCCTAAAGATATTAAAGTAGCGGCTGTAATTGTAATTGTACCCCCTCCTTCATAATCTTCAGGAGCTGTAGAATTTGGATCAAAATATGCAGATACTATTTCATTACCCGCCCCTTCTCCAGGTCCAGTTTCAAGGTAGATTGTACCCTTCTTTGACCCAACTCCTGAGATTTTACTATATACAAATTGATTTGTTGTAACAGCTAACTGTTCATTTACTTGTATATTTGTGTTTACTAATAATGGGGAGTTTAATCCTGTCTTAGGGTCAGATATTGTGTCTGCCCATAACCATATATTACTTTTTAATGGTAAATTTGACGAGGTTAGAAATAATTCTTCAGGAAAACTTCTTTTATTAAACCAATTAATATAAAATTGATAATCGGGTACATCGTCTTGTCCAAAAAAAGCACCACAAATATCTTTTAATTTTACATCTATATTATTAGGAAATTCTCCATTATAAAATTCACGTTGGTCAATTCTTTCTATTGTTAGAGGGCCTTGCCCATATGAATCTAAGTTTATATCCTTACTTGAACCTATTGGGAAATTAGTACCCATTGTTGGGTATACAATTTCTTCCATGTCTTGTATAACCCCAGGATATGCTCTACCAAATAATGATGCAGATACTTCAGCACCTGTTTTACCACTATATGGTGATCCAGATGTTACAAAGCAGAAAGTAGATAACTCATCTTCGTCCTTTAATAATATTGCAGGAGGACCATTGCTTATTACTGTTAAATGGGCTATAAATGAAGCGGTAGTTTGGTACCCATATGTATTTGAATTAGCAACAAAATCAGACCCATACTGTGCATCCCCATAACCATTATCTGGGAGTATATCTATAAAATCTATTTGATGTGTAATATCAGTACCATTAAAGCCTGCTGCTAACCCCGTTAATGGGTATGGAGTAGCTATCCCTAAGTTTAAAAATATTTCTGATTGGGATATTGATGAGGTTAATGAGTTAAAAAATTCAACATTATTTCCTCCTTGTTCATTATATATACTAAAACTCATTGTATTAGTTGAAGTTCCAACTGTACTTGAGAATAAAACAGTACCATAATTATATTCTGCTGCTGTTAAATCGTTAGAAGAAGAATACGAATAAAATGGTAAACATGTTTCTTGTATTGAGGTGCTTATTGGTGCGTTGTATATGGTATTAAAGGGGTCAAATACACCACCTGTTCCCCCATCAAAAACATATATGGATGAACCACTTATTTTATTGTTTTGTGGGTAATCATTAGAGCCAGGATTAAAATCTCTAGCTTGTGATAATACTGTACCTTCTAGTACTTGATCTTTTTGAACTATTGGTACCACCTCACTAAATGGATCTGAAGGTGTGTTTTCAAAGTAAGTAGACATAGTTACAGCAGAAGAAACTTGTGCTGGTCTTTGTCTATTTCTTTCTAATAAGTTTTGTTTAATTACAACACCAGACGATAAACTTGTTCTAGCAGGTGTAAAATCTTCTAACATTTTAAATAATGAATTGTCAAAGAATTTAATTAACCTAACAAAATCATTTACATCATAACTATCTATATATTTTGTAAAATATTCATCCCTTAGTCTATCCAATTGAGAATATGAATACCCTGATTCTGATATTTGTCTTGGATCACCAATATAATCTCCTAAATTAAATGCACCTATTTGTGCTATAATATCATCGTTAGTTTGGTCTGTAGGTGAAAATGCTACTTCTAAATAATTTATGCTTGGATTACTTCCACTAGGGAAGACTGACTGTTGAATAGATATATAAGGAGATAATGTGTCACCTAATGGCAATACTTCTTGATCAATTTTAATTTGATCTGATATTCTGTTTTTAATACCTCCTGGTACTTGGTTTAGGTAAATTTCTTCAGTGTTTTCTATAAAATTACCTTGCACATAAAATGAACTGTCATCTCTAAATGAACTTGTTGTTACCCAAGATCCTGTTACTTTAGGGTGTATTGATGTTCTACTAGAAGTTATTAATTGTGTACCTAAATCCGCTCTAAAAGCTAAGTCTAGAGGGGTAGAATTAATTGTATTACCTTGTGTTGAATATGGGTTAACAACATAATCATAAAATAAACTTTCACTTAATGGTATATCCCAATATCTTATTTCTTGAAATGCTCCAGTAAATTGAACATAATTGTCTCCATTTAAACTATAAGTACCCTCACTAAAAGAAGATGTTTCACTTGTAGCATAATATTGCCACGTGTAAGTAGTAGAATCTGAACCTGTAAATCCTATTTTGTCACCAATTCTATTAGCGGCATATAAAATAGCCTTTTCGGAATTATTATAATCTACTGTTACCATAGCTGACCACCAACCTCCATCAAAGAAAGGTAAAGTTATAGAGGCAGTATCATTAGTATTATTAGCACCATCAGGCCAAAAAGTTAGTTTACCATATTGGTTATCAAGGGATGGAATTGACCCAGAATATGAACCTGATGTTAAACCTGTCCCTGAATATTCTAATGTAATATTAGATTTATTTTGGTCTGTTTTCCATATATTATAATAATATGGTGGTGGGTTTTGAGTTTCATCTGGTAGTCCAGGTGTCTTAAACCTAAATTGCATTGATCTTGGTGCTGTAGCACTATTTGGGAAATCTTGATTTAATACAAAAGAAGATGTTATATAACTATTAACCCCTCCATCTGCATGGAAAGCATAATTATAAACATTTTCACTATAATCCCAATCTTGAAAATCATTTCTATCTTTACCACCAAATTCATTTATTCTTAAAATAGTATCTGGGATACCATATGAAGTAATTAATGCTCTTAAACCAGCTACTGTACCCTTAGTTTTAAGTAAATATGGTATATTATGGTAAATTCGTTTATATAAACGCTTGTTAACATCATCCAATGGGACTATATCATTCGATGCCGATATTTGGGTAGTTATGTACTCATACCCAGAAGGTGTCGCAACCGCGCCACCAATTGAACCCGTCATATATGGGAAAGGGAATGTACTACCTGAAGGGGTAAGTCCTAAAAAGGATGTATATAAATCGTTTGAATTAAAATTATTTGAATACAATTTAACACCAAAATCTCTAATAGCATCTGCTACTAAATCCTTAGAAATACCATAATCTAAACGGTTATCCGCGTCAAATCTAGTGGTAATATTTTTAGTATATAACCATGTGTTATCATACTGTTGAGCAACCATATCAACGAATAATTCATATTTTTCGTTATTGGGGTCTGATCTTAAGTATTCTGGTATTGAGTTATATAGATAATCTTGGTTATTTTCATCATATTCATTTGCTCTTAAAGCTTGACCACCATAATAACTATTTTCAGGGTCTGCACTACCTAACCAGGTTTTAACTATTGTACTAGTTGTTGGTTCTAGAATGTAAGGGGGTTCTGTATTAGATTTTGGGTAGGATTTAAGTGAACCACTATTATAGTACATAAAATACTCATATCCATCAAAACCCTCAATTACCTTAGTAATTGAAGTTGTTAATTCTGCTTTACTTGCGCTATATAACCCATCAGTAGTAGGTAAATTGCCTATTTTTGTATTTGAGGATTGAATTAGCCCTACTTTATAATAAAAATTTTCTAATCTTGTCTGTGCAGAAGAGAAATGTACAAACTCTTTGTAATCTTCATAGTTTACATTAATGTTTATTTCTTTTCTATTTAATATGTTTTTTAATTGGTCAAATGAACTTGTTATATTTGTACTAAGTAAAGTATTATAATTAAAATTTTGTGACGCCTCCCCCGTTTGTTGGGTTACAGATATACTATAATTTGGTCCTTTTATTAATTGAAAGTCATTAGGTATAAAATCTTCCTCGGGGAAAGTTACTTTATATGCCTGTGGTGAAGATATTTCTTCTACTACCCATAATGTAGACTTTAAAGTAAAATTAGGAGGTAAAGGTTCATATAATTTAATTAATACTGAAGGTTCTACTTCTGTTTCAACATCTAATCTTAAATTATTAGCAATAGCTTGTTGGTCATTTCCAAAATTAAGGAAAAAATCTACAAAATAATCAGCATTTTCTCTATATTCAATAAACTCTTGTGAAGATGATATTATTAAATCAGAGGGTATTGTTGAACTTTTTAACCTAAGTTCTGTTCTGTCTGAGCTAATTTCACAAATATAATAATTTGCAAATTGGTCAGATGTTAATCTTTTTTTATAAAAATTATAGGTAGAATAAAAAGTACCACTATCATACCCAATATTTTCTAAATTTTGAGCTGGGTATAGTATAGTATCTCCTTCTATTACACTATATTCTCTTTGGTCATATATTCTTGTTTCTTCTCCTTGATTAGGAAATAACAAATTCTTCGAATTATCGTAGATATAATATTCAATGTAATCACTTGATGAAGTAAAATCTGTATCTAATATTCTAGATTCTATTAGATTATTATCTTGTTCCGAATACTCTTGATATTCAAATGTGGTTGGGTCTACTTGAACTATTGTTATGTTATTTTTTTCTTCCATATTAGTATCCTCCGCTTGTTGATGTTGATGTTGGATTTGCAGGTGAACTGCTTACAATAGTTGTATTAGTAGTGTTTGAAGCAGGACTATCTCCTACGTCTGAAACACTATCTACTATTTGTCGATAATCATCTGAATTTATTTCTACATCATCTATTGAGTTTATATCTAAACCTAAATTAGTACCCGATAAAGCTTCTGCTTTTTCTATTTGTGATTGTAATAAATCTCTTCTTAATTGGGTAATTTCTTTTCTTAGGGCTTCAATTATCTTATTAGTATCCTCAAATCCAATATATTCTTTACTAGTTTCTATTAGATATTGGTGAGAATTAGTATCTCCAAGAGCAGGGATTTCATAAAATAGATCATTATAATATTGAAAGAATTCATTAACAGTAACTGTTATTTCTAATTCCTCATTAACAGAGAGATTACCTAACTCGTTAAAGTTGGTATCAATTATTATAGGATACCCCGTTTTGGAATATACTTCTTTTGCAAGATCTATTCTTTCTTTAATTCTCTCCATGTTGTTTACCCATTAACTACTTTAAAGTAATAATTTTCATCCATAACTATTGTATTACCTTTAATATTAGTTTGGATTAATATATTATAATATCTTTCGGGTTCCAAACCATTCATATAAACAGTGAAGAAACTTCCAGTTTCATCACAACTAATTTGTGTATATTGGTTATCAAAGTCCACTACGAATTCATTAGTATCTAGATCTTTAATAGCATAATATGATTCTGAAGGTAGAGCGTTATTAACTGTGTATAAAGACCCTGTTTTAAATGTACGTACGGGAAATTCAGGTCTTACATTTAATCTAAATTGATTAATACTTTCACTATAAAATACTCCAGGATTATTATCTAAAGCAACAAATAAATCTGGTGTATCAATTACATCTAATGTCCCTGTATTATAATTAAAATCTCTCCATTTTATATCTAATTGAGGAGGATATATTGTATTTGTATCTACAGAATAATAACTTAATTGAGGTGTTATAGCACTAGAGGTAATGAATTCAAATTCATTATCCCATTTAACTATAAATCCTTGGTTTTCTATTTCAATTAATCCTGAATTTATATCTTGTGAAGATGAATACCATACTTCAACAGCAGGTCTAACACCTACTTTTAAATCTTTATTACTTCTTAAACTAAATTCTTGTGATGAAGTTAAAGCTTGTGGGATATTTGGATAACCACCTGAGCCGGTATACCAATTTCCACCACCTGCATTATTACTACCTGAAAAGGAACCTGTAATTAAAGGAGCCCATCCAGCTGTAACCCATTCATTTGAACCTGAAAAGTCAGTATATTTCCAACTTACCCCTGTACCATTAATGTTACTATCTAAATATTGACCTGTACCATTATTCCATGACCCCGAAAGAGGTGCGACAATAATGTTAGAATCTATAGTTACATTGGATGCTTTAGCAACATATAAATTTAAATCAACATCCCAAACAACACCTGCAGATGCTGTAACTTTTGCTATGTTATCAAGAACATTTACTATTTCATTTTGATCAAATTTAACTAATGTCCTAGCTACTTGTGCTGTAGGATTTAAATCTGTTACTTTATTGTTTACCTCTAATATAGGATCTAATCCTGTATTCATAGCAGGATATGCACTATATATAGCTGCATCTTTTTCTGGGAATAATTTATATATGGCCATAATTATAAGTTTACTACCCTTCCTTGTATGTCTGTGTCTGGGTATTTAAGTTCAAATATACTTGGGTCTAATGATGGGTATATTGTTCCATTTTGATTTGCTCCACTCATATCATAAGCCCATTGTGAGTATCCTGATGATGTTCCTGCTAAGTTACCAATATTAACTGTTTTTACAGTTTGTACCCCATCTAAAGTATCTAATAATACGTAAATATCAGGTACTATAATAGGTTGGTTTATTTGCCATTTATCAGTTAAAAAATAATCTTTTAAAGCCGATATACATCTTTCTATTACTTCATTACTATTAAAATTAGGATAAGTTATCACTTCAAATGAAACCCCAAAATTAATAATGAATGCATCTTTAATACTAATAGTATCACCGATCATTCTATACTGGTTTATATATGTCCTTAAATTTTGTTTCAGTGTATCCGATGCCAAATTTAATTTATTGTTAAGATTATTGGATAATACATATAAATCCAATGTAGTATTACCATCATCAGCATTAGGTTTTTGTGTCCATCCTTTTGATATAGTACCATATTTAGAGGGCATGCTTAAAGCTCTTACTAAATAATCATCTTGAGTTACATTTCTTAATTGAGTAGAAAACTGTGATATAGAGTTTTGTCTTATTTCTTCTATCGTGTCACCATCTTGACCCCCACTCGCCGCTATTTTATTATTAGCGGCAACAGTGTTAAAAATATAATTTGAAGTTGCTTGGTTTAAGTTGTTTTTATTAAAAGTAATGTTGTTATTATCTAAATTAGTAATCGTATTTGATAATACATTAGATTGAACCCCACCACCCGTATAATACCTAACTGTTAAAGTGGTATTTGTTGGTGAAACACCATAAGTATTTGTAAATATAAAATTTGTTGGGCTATAAGCTGTTGTAAGTTTATCTTGCTCAAATGGTAAACCTAAACCTACATTCATAGAATTTGGTATTACATCTTCTGTTGTATCTGCTGGGTTTCCTGACCCAAATTGAATTTGTAGTTCTGTGGGGGATAAAAATCTCGTAGCAAACCTATTTTGAACGTTTTTAGTTTGTAATAAAAATGGTGCATCCGAATCCTCAAAAGTATTAGGACTATTTACATTTGTATTTTTTAAGCTATCGTATACTAAATCTTGGGCTAAATAATCTACTTCATACCATCTGTTTCCCTCAGAATCAAATATATCTATAATACCCGCAATATTAGGGGATGTTAAAGTTACAGTTTGAAATTCTTGTGGGTTAGTAAACGTAAAACTATCTGTAGTTATAGTTCCTGAAAATGCTTTTCTAGTTTTTTGGAGTAGATAATATGAAGGTACACCAGCATTTGTTTGAGCAATAAATACCTCCGTTGTGTCCGAAGAGGATGAAACTGAAAAATCAATTGGATCTTCTATAGAAAACTTAATTGATGTACCTGTTTGGGTACTTATAGTAGTATTGGCTGGAATTGTTACTGAGTAATCATAATCAGGTATATATTCATTATCTACTAATTTAGCTGGTAGTTGTTGGTAGAATTCCATAGTGGTTTCTGCTAAACCTGTTGCCTTAGGTTTATAACCCCACATATATGCTAAATCATATAAGTTACTATTTTGTCTTGCATATTGTAAAAAATTCTCTTGAACTTGGTTATCTAAATAAAAGGATAATACATCACTAACATAAGCGGCTTGTTCAATAAACATCATACCAGGTGATGTCTCCGTAAAGTCAGTATAAGTGGTTGGGAAATAAGTCTGTGAGTAATTAATTAATTGAGACCTATACTCCGAAAATTCTTTATTTATGTAGTTTATGTTTCTTTTTATTGCCATTATGCGAAATTTAATACGAGTTCATCTTCAATAGAAGTGTTAGTTACTCTATAATACAATTGTATTGTTACTTCATTGTTATCTGTTGCTGCTAAAACATTTAATTCAACTACTTCAACATTAGGAAATTTAACTTTTATTTTGTTAGAAACATCTTCTTTTAAATATTCTAAATTATTATTTGTAATTTGTTCAAATATAAATGCTCTTAAACCCCCACCAAATCTAGGATTACCTGGTCTTTCTCCTGGGTTTGTTAAAAAATAATTAATTAAATTATTCTTAATTGATTCTGCTGTTGTGTAATTTGGAGTAAATACCCCACCTTCGTTAAAAGGTATATTAACACCTATACCTACTCGGGGTCTAGTGTCATTTGGGAATTTATTTATTGCTCCAAACGCCATATTATATCTTACCTTTCATTAAACTCATTATTTGGCTCATATCTACTTCACCTTGGGGTAAACTACCATTTGGGCTAGTTGTATCCATACTACCCATTTGTAATGGCATACTATTTGTTGTTGCTTTTATATTACCATTAGCATCAGGCATCATAGATCCTAATACACTTTGTATGTTTTCTCTCATTTCCATCCTTTTATCTTCATGCATAGGAGTTTGAGCTATTGGGTTCATAGGTCCAGGTGTTCCTACCCCAGTTAAAGGAGAAGGTGATTTAGTTTCGATAACTGTTTGTTTAGAACTACGTACAGCTTCCATAAGAATATCTTTCATTTCTTCTTGGATTGCCTCTTTTACGGCTTCCTTTACGATTGTTTTTAGTTGACTTAATTTCATATATCTGTTACTTTATTATAAATATTATATTAATATGCTTTTAAATTATTTTGTTTAATGTAAAACGCGAGTTCATCAAGTAATATTTGATCCTCAGCACTAAATGAAGGTTCACCCTCAAGGATAATAACTCCATCTGCATTTTTGGCGATTGCTCTTCTTCTATATAAATCACCTTGTTCATCACTCTGCTGTTCTGAAATTACGGGTACAACTAATAATTTAAATCCATTTACAAGTTGTAATTCTTCATTACCATCTTCTTTAGCGGCATCAGATAATGCTAAAAGTTCAGCATTGATTTCATCCATAGGTATACTACCATCTGAACATCTATTTATTAGTAAATCTACTGTTTTCATATATTTTAGTATAATAATTAAAGATATAATTAGAAATACAAGTGATATTATCAATGCTGTTTTTAATTGTTTACTAAAATCTTCAAAGTCTTTTAGTAAGTCTTCTATTCCTTGTAATTTGGATACTATATTATAAGGAACACCTACTCCTAAAGGGGCACCTAAAGGTAAAGGAATAGAACCTATGCTTATTTTTCCTATTTTAAATTGAATACTTAAATAAAGTATAAGTGCCGCTAATGCTGTATTAGCAGCTATAACCCCCCAAATTTGGTTAATTTGTCTTACAATAGAGTTTCTACGTTTAATAGCAGCCTTTAATAGGGCATTATTAGGACATTTTTCTTGTCTTTGTAATGCTTGCTCTCGTTTTGCTATACCAAATACAATCATTAAGGATATAGCTAAGGGAAATAGCTTAGTTTGACATACAAGTGCCATTTTCATTACTTGGGATTGTATTACATTTAAGGCTTTTTCTGCTGCTTCTAAAGCAAAATCCGCTGCTTTTTCTGCTGCGTTGCCTACTTCTTCTTTAATTTTTTGAGCAGCTTGTTCCGCCGCGATATCTAGATTAATTAAAGATTTTATTGGAAGTGTTTGTAATACTTCATTTTCACCTGTAATTAGAGTTTGGATAGCAGGTAGATATTTTTCTTTTTGATATAGTACTATAGGTTTAACTAATATTTTATTATTTAAGTTAGGTAAAGCAGGTACACCAAATCTTATAGTATATCTACCTTCGGCATCTGTTTTTATTTTCTTTTTACTATCTTTATCGTGCTTATATTTTATTTTACCCTCATCATCCCTAGTTTCAATCATAGGGTATAATAATAATTCAGGTTGTACCTCAACACCAACAAGGGGATCACCAGTCTGTTCATCAAATACTCTACCTTTAGTAGTAAAAGTTAAAATTACTGGTTTGTATTTTTCTTTTAATTCATCAAATAATTCTTTGTTATTATCTAATTTTTGTTTAAAAGCTTCAACATCCCCTTTTACTGCTTCTGCCTTAGCAATTAATGCTTTTCCCTTATCTGTTTGTATAAATTGACCAGCAAGGTCTAGAAGGGTATTTTCTAAATCTTCATTCCTTTCCATACTATGTTATTTTTACTTTTTTAGATAAATAATTAGGTAAAGCTTGCCTTATAGTATCAATGTTACCTGATGTTAAAGTTGCTTGTGCCTTTGCTATTGAAAGAGCAGGTTCATTTTCTAGTGCCTTACATAGAAGTTTTAATTGAACTAATAGAGCATCAAATTGTATATTAAAATCATCACCTTTAACCGCGGATTGGTCTGCCATTTCAGTACCTACTCTTACTATACCTTTTTCAGCTATTATATTTACATTTCTAGTTTGGGATTTTAACCCTGCATCTAATCGAGATTCAGCTACTATAGATTTATGTGAAGATAAAATTATACTATCACTTATAGAGTTAAATAATAACCTACCTGAACTTAGTATTATTTGAGGTTGATTATATGATTTAGGGGATTTAACAGGGGGTGAAGTTATTGTAGAAAAGGGTACTGTTGATGCCTCACCTGCTGCTGTTATAGAAGTTGCTACTTCAATTGGGATTTTTTGGGTAGAAGTTAAATAAATAGAAGTTAAATCTTTGTTTATATCTTCTACTTCAGGAATATACCCTTCAGAACTACCCGATATTGGTTGTCCATTTCTAAGTATAGAAATAGGGCTTCCATTTTCTCCTGTTTCAGACCAATTATTTTGTTTCCCTCCTGTTTTAGAAGTATTTCCTAATCTAATACTGTTACCAAATCTACCTTCAAATATATTATCACCGGCAAATGGTAAAATAGGATGGATATTTGCTTTTTCAGAAAATGTTCCTTTACTATTACCATTTAAATTTACTTGAGTAACTGTTTCAGATTGTTTTTTAGTACTACCTGCTAATATATCAAATATACTTTTATTCATAGGAGGAGCAACTTCCGTATTAGTAAATACATTATCAGGGTAAGGATTAACATGTTGGTTATTCCATAAAGCTACAGAATTTACATAATAATAAGTAGATGTTCCTGAGGTTTGTGCATTTGAAGTTGCAGGTCCTTTAAGTATTAAAACTAATTCATTTACTAAAGGATAACTTTTAATTTGAGAATTTAATGGAGTAGCAAAAGTAGTATTTTCTTCAGATTTAACAGAAGGATTTATAACTTTATCTAATTTCTGGAATTTAATAGAACCAATACCTCCCCATTCACCTGTATTCTCAAATAATTCTGAGTTTGAATTTATTGATATATCTATTACTCTAGCTAGAAAGAATTCAGTACTAATATTTTCATTTGAAGAAAAATTATTAGAGGAGGAATTATTCCTAGAGGCCTGTGATGAAGCAGATGCTAATTTTGAAAATCCAGTTTTTAACATTATTTATTTTTCTTTTCTTCATAGCTATCAGTAAGTTTATCTAACTCAGCCATTAATTGTGCCTTTTCTTCTTCAGTAATTCCACCTACTTCCTCACTTGAAGAATTATTTACAACCCGTTGTATAATAGTGGCCATTTTAATTAGTTGTTCATCATTACGAACTCCAATTTCCATATATTCTTTAATAAGTGGAACAATTAAAGTAGCATCACCTATATCACTAATAAGAGGTTTTAATTCTGAAATTAATCCTGAAATTTGTTGTTGTTTTGTTTTTTGGTTATCGTAAATTTCACTTAATATATCAGAAAATTTCTTTTTGCCAAATACAACGCTGTCTAGTGCTCCCATAATATTGTTTTATTATAAATATGGATATAAGAAGGATTTAGAATCTAGCGTAACCATTTTCTAGATAGAATATATATTGTTCCTTAAATATACTATGAAGTTTATCAGCTATTTTGGTAATTTTAGGGGTTTTTACATCTATAATTTCACGAATATATATGTATAGTGCTTTTTTATTAAAAACTTCTAATGTTTCCCTTTTTCTAAATAACTCAAGGATGGCATCTGCTATCTGTGCATCGTTCTTTTTAGGAAATAATTTAAATATATTTGCTGTAACATGGTCTACAAATATATCAATATAATTATCTAAATCTGATTTTATAATCTCATCACCCATTTTATATGTGTGTGTAGAGTTTTCCCCAGTTAATACATCAACAGGTACTTTTTTAATTTTTTTATTATAATTTTTAGTGTTATGTAAGATTAACCAACGTTTAACTATCGTACCAAAATACGAGTAAGCTTTAGCTCCTCGTGTTGGGTCAAATAGGTGAATTTTAGATAATAAAAAAACAATTATCTCGTGTTGGAGGTGTTCTAAATTTTCTACTTCTGTATGGTAGAATTTAAAGGTATGAATTATATTCTGGGTGAGTTTGAAGAAGGGGTAATGTATTTCTTTATCGTATATATTACTTCTAACTTCAAAATCAGGTTCGTTATTGTATCTTACAATAGCTAATTCAGTATCATGGGTAAAGTAGTTTTTACTCTTAGGTCTTCTTTTCTTTTTTATAGGTTCCATATGTTTTATTAGTCGATTTTAAATCGAGATAAACTTGTTTGTAATACCTTTATTTGTTTAAAAAACCAACCTATTTCATCATCACTTTTAAATGTACCTTTAGTATCTATTTCTTGTAGACGTTCATCAGCTGAATTTANTTGTTTGGAAAATTCCCCGATAAAGTTATTTTGATTAATTATTATATCTAACATTTTCTCATTCTTCTTTAATAGGTTNATGGTCGTAAATCCTAAGACTACGACCAAAATCCCTAAAATACTAAGTGCTATATATAATATCATAAACTATCTAACATATTTTTTAATCCTGGGCTCTGTATTGATTTAAGTGCCTTAGAATTAATGGGTGATTTTTTATTGCCACCCAATGTATAATTTTTCTTTGGCTCTACCACGCTATTCTTAGAGAACTTTGGTAACCATTCAATTTCAAATTCAATACGCGCAGCCATCATGTCTGCTTGGTGTAAAATAAATGGTAAAGAAGTACGTGGTTTTTGTTCTGGCATGAATGCTTTGAGATATTTTTCATTAGCAGCATCATATAAACCATCATGTGTCTGAATAGCAATCATTTCATTAAAAGTGTATTTAATATCATGTTGCTGAAGTAGAAATAACCCACGATCTGGGACAGATGAGAAAGGTAATGCCTTATTAAACATATAATCTTCACCTAATTTATCACGTCTCCAATTATCTGTCTGAGGGACATATGCTTCCTCAGTATCAGATCCCATTTTACCTAAGTCATGGTTAATTGCCGAAAATACCAATTCTTCCTGGGTAAATGTCGTCATATCACAACCAAATCCTTCCCATACAGCGGACATGGATAAAGCTGCTTTTACTACTCTATTAACGTGATCTACGTATCCACCTGGGAATGCTGAGTGATATTCTTTCTTATGAGCTGCTGGCATTAATATAATACGGTCTTCATATTTATTATAAAAATCAAGTAAACGTTGTTTACGATCTCCAGTAATATATGTTTCAATGTTAGTGTTAAATTCGACCCAATTAGCTTGGATTTTTTCTGCTGATAATTTCATAACCTGTTTATTTTTTTAATTAACTTATTGTGTTATCCTGTTCAATCATTGATTGTAAATCTTCAATTTTATCCTCTACCGATTCAATTCTTTTATGAAAACCTTGAACTGTTTCTCTTGGATCACTAGTCATACGTTTAAGATCGACTAAAGCAGAAGAAATTTGTAATAACTTTTTTTCAAATAAATTTTTATTTCTCATAATTTTAATTTTAATAACGGGGTATTATCTTACCCCCCCTTGTTTCTATTATTATTTTGTTGCCTTATTTTTTCCTATTCTTCTTATCCCCTTTTATTTCCTAAACCTGTATTACAAATCTACGAACAGGATTTTGGGGAACCTAATTATTTTTAACTTTTCTTTTAAGTTCTTGTATCTTTAATAATTTAGCGCATTTCTCGTATTCTTCTTCTTTTTCGAAATAAGATATAGCTTTAATTAATGAATCATATAAGGGTTTATATTTATATCCCACAACAGCATCAAAATGACTTCTATCTTTTAAATTAATATCCTTTATATAAAACCATGCTCTATTATATACAGTAAAAGATGAGGCGTTTTTTGTTACTTCCATATCATAATCTTCCTTTACTTGTTCCATAAATTTTTTAAGTTTATTATGGAAAACTTCATGGTTATATATTAATTTAGTAAACATTCCTAATTTTGCCGTGGCAGTATCTAAAAAAGTATCGGGTCTATCCAATATTTCTTTAGCTACATTTTCATCCCCACCAAATAAACCAAATAATCTGTCTTTATCTATCATTTCCATTATAAATATTGGATATTACTATAAATTATCTAATTCACTCTCAATATCTAATTTAATTTTTTCTAATACCTTATATTCAGCAACAACATCTGATTTATCCTTATTATCAGGATGGTATTTCCATACCTCTTCCATTACTTTAACTGTGGCCATTAAATCTTCTAATAATTCTGATTTTAAATAATTAATTTCTGATTGTTCCATAATTTAATTTATAATATTTAACTTCGTTTTCTGTTTCTTTTGATTCCCATGGAAGATTATCTCCCATTAATTTATTCACTTCTTTGATTCTATTATCCTTGACAAGAAAATCAATTGTATTTTGCATTACTATAACCATTCTTTTAATTCATCTCGGTGAATATCATAACCAAAACTTAACATAATTCTATCTTTTTTACCAACTACTTTAGTAGTAGAGTGAAGATATTCACTTGCAAAACACATCCATACTTGTAATTCTTCAACCTTTAATTCCTTACCATCAAGTATAGGCATACCCCCTTCTTCAGGTTTAGATATGAGAACATTAAATCTAGTATGAACATAATCCTGACCCATCATTGCTATGTCTTGATGTTCATGGACTTGATGTCCTTCTTGTGAATATGAAAGTATAGTCCCAAATTTACATTCCCTATAATAATTGTCAAATCTATATTTACTTAATATTTCATATTCTATCTCAGCTAGTTCACTATAAGGAAAGGGAACTGGAGTTAAATCTAAGGGCATTTCGTTTAATTTTGGAAACCCCCAAATTGGACCTATATGTCCTGAAACAGGTGTATTAAACTCCAAATTATTTCCATAATAACACCAATCAATTATAGGTTGAATATGGGTTTTACTAATTTTTAAATCTTTCATATTTATTTAAATTTATTGCCGATTAATATAATATTATCTTTTGCCTCTTCCAAGCTAATGTGAAAAAATTCTTTTCTATTATTAACTCTAAATGCTTTTAATTTTTCATGAGTCATTCTTTCTACTATCTCACCATTAAAACATTTATAAGCCCATTCTACTTTATATGGTGTAGGAACACCGGTAGCAGATGATATTTGGGTTGCTCTTTCTTCAGGTTTTAATTTAGTATATCCAATTTTTAGATATTCTTTAGGTAATGATGGGTTTGATAATACATATACCCATTGATCTCCTTCACCTTGATCCGCATAAATCCCATACTTTTTTTCGGTATAATACGTTACATCTTCCCATCCCTCACCTCGTTCACTTGGGGTGATGGTAAAAAAAGCTGCGTTTTCAATACCGGTATCTCCATAATTTTCTCTTAACGGGATAAACTGTTTACTTTCTAAAACTGTTAATCTTTTCATTAGTCTATTATTATATTAAACTCATTTTCAATAATCTCACTAAATCCTACATCATTATTAAATATAGTTTTAGTCATAACTTTTAAAGTATCACCTACCATCTCATTATCCAAAAATATCTGTTGTTTAGGATTATAATTATATTTACTATAAGTACCTAACAAGGTTTCGGCATAAGGACATTCCCAACAAAAATTCTTTTGTATCTGATAACCCACAATGTTAAGGGGTGGGTGATTTTGTGAAAGATCATTTAAAGTATATGTAATATCACCAACATTTATGGGGTTATTGTAATCCCCATTAGTAAACCAACTTAAAACTGAATATATAGGTAAAGTAAATCGTATACTATCAATGGCTATCCAATAATCTGAATCAAATGAAGTTTCAATCAATGGAACCCCATTTATAACATACTCAGGGTCTAATAAATCCAATTCTCCTTTAATAGTAAAATAATTTAAACCATAATATTNAACATGCCAATAACCATTAGCGTCCTGGTATGTGTTAGGTGATACTAAAGTATCAATTTCAAAAATAACTCCACAACTACCATCTATACAAGGATATGGTTTAATAAGCTCCTCCGGGCTACATGCCCAGAAGAAACTTATTACCAATATATAAATTAATTTTCTCATTATGCCACTAATTCTAATGCTTTACTAAACATTTTTTTATTTACGTCTTGATCTTGTTTAAAATTCTTAATAACTCGAGCTTGACGTTTTTTTCCTGTTTTTGTAATGTATTCGAAATTTCCTTCAATAATATTTTCTTGAACTCTATTAAATACTTCCCAAAGCATATTTCCTTCATCTGCTTTACGTTGAGCTTCTAAAACTTCCTCAATTGCTTGATCATCAAAGGTATTTTCCGTACCTTCTACTCTAATATCTAGAAACGATTTAGCAAGATTAAACATTTGCTCTTCTTGTAATTCAACTTCTTTCATCTTATTCATTGCTTCAACAGTTAAAGGTAATCTTTCAACCATCTCTTTAATAGTATCTTGTAAAGTTGAAAAATCATAACCC